CGAAGGTCCACTCTGGTCAGTACTTAAACAACCCAACCTTGGCCGGGGAAGTGGATTTTACCCGCGAAGGGCTTCTGAAATGCTTCATTGATTGGACTCAGATGCCAGTGTATGCCAAGACGTTTGCAATTGCAGACCTAGCCTACTCCGACAAGCGTGGGCGCGACTTTACAGTCGTTGCCATCGGAGCATGGCATAACGAAGCTTTGTGGATCAAAGATATCATTCGTGGTAGGTTTCGACCAGAGGAAATGCCAGAGAGCATCGTGAGTGCCATCCGCGATTACCCGGAAGTTCAACTCATGGGGATAGAGGAGTCAGTTGGGGCACGATGGTTGAAGACCGACATCTACGCCTCAGCCGAGCGGCAAGGAATCAAACTACCGCAGATCGTTTGGATTCCACTCGGGCAAGGCGAGAAGAACGCAAAAGAAAACAGGATTAAAGGACTTGTTCCGTTGTACAAAAATCACCGTCTGTTCTTTGCAAGCAACATGCAGACGGAGGTGGAAGAGGTCATTCGAGAGTTCATTTCGTCTCGCGGAAAGCGAGACATCCCCGACGCTATTTCGCGCTTCGTAGAATATGCCCATCAAGGAAGTCGGACGGAGGATAAGAAAGAGGCGATTGATCGTCGGCGTCAAGCTAGGGAACAGGCACAGTTTGATATGATTTTTGGTCAAGGTGCATATGCTTACGTTGAGCCGCCTGCGCCGGTTGTTGAGCCCGAGCCGGAAGACGAGATTGAGTACGATGAAGTGACCGGTCTTCCGATTGGAGATTTCTATGGCAGTCAGAGATACTGAGGGGAGGCTGTATGGTTGCTCTTTTTGTAGCATTTATGTTCTTATTCTTCGTATTGCTTGATGCCATAACATTGAAGGTCAAAGCTTATAAAAAACTGAAAGCAGGGGATGAAATATGTGATGTGAGATTCGTTCCTGAATTGGGCTTTGTCATGGCAGACGGTGGTAAGCCGTGTGAGAAGAAGAAATAATAAAGAATGTTTTTGTGTTTTGCCCCGATTACCTTTAGTGGCAGGGGCTTATCCCGAAGCCGATTGGGTTAATAGCGGCGAATGTGGGGCTAGATTGCCCTAACAATTTAGCCTCATATATTCTCTTTAGGGAGGGAATATGAAACTTTGTACGAAGTGTGGAAAGCCGGGGAAATTTTGTCATCGTAAAGGAACGCGAGACGGCCTAGAGTATCAGTGCTTGGTTTGTGCGAATGAACGAAAGAAGAAGTTTCGTAAATTGCATAGACAAGAAACGAACCAATATCTTTATGATTATAAATTAAGAATTAAGATAGAGGTTTTGACGAAGTACGGAAAAGAGCAACAGCTTTGTTGCTGTTGGCCTGAGTGTGGTATAACTGACGTTGATTTACTCACTCTTGACCATATAGACGACGATGGTGCCGAACAACGGCGTCTTGGGGAGCGAACGGGTAAGGCTCTTTATCTTGAATTAAGAGTAGGCGGTTATCCAGAAGGTTACCAGACACTTTGTTGGAATCATCAATGGAAGAAAAGACTTGAACATTTGCGAAGAATGGCCGGGAGATTGTAATGGCTATAATTAAAGATCAAGCTCCGAATGCACCAGCCCAAGTCTCAGTAAAGAAAGTTAGCAGTAGCGGAGAATGTGATAACGAGACAGCTCTTGCAATAGTGCTTAAAGATATTCGGAATGATGAAGCCTACGTTTCGGAGAAGATGTGGAGTTTGCGTTGGAGGGAGATTGACGCTTTATACCAAAGTCCCAGACCAATTTCGATGTGGGAGGGCACCTCGACTCAAGAGGCCAATGTACAGTCGTTCTTGGTTGCCAAACATACTAATAGCATAGTTCCAGCCGTAATGAATGGTATATTCTTTCAATCGCCATTCTTTCTTTTGAAAACAACTGCTGGTACTACGGAAGAAGTGATTCGTCAGAAAACCACGATCTTCTCCGCGATGTTTCGCGAGATGGAGTTTGAGGAAGCGTGTTGGGACGGTTGGTTCTACACAGTGCTGTTTGGCACTGCTGTTTATAAGTGGGGAACTAAGGTTTACCAAAAAGAACGTCCACAATATCGACGCCGGGGCGATACAGCTAAAGTTCCTATCGGTGGACGGTTGGGATTCGATCAAAACATTGAGACTGTGGATTATTCTGAGATTGGCGTGAAAGACAATGTTCAAGATTACTGGTGCCCGTATCTTGAGCATATTCCTAATGAAGAGGTGTTGGTTGATTGCACTCTGACAAAACCGGACATCCGAAAAGCGAAGCATGTGTCTCATATTCGATACATGACTGGCTACGAGTTGATCGAACTGTGCAAGGAACACCAAGTTGAAAACGCCAAGGGCGAAGTTACTGGCATGGAAGAAGGATGGTTCATTCCAAGCGAAGCAGAAATTCGCTCATGGTTTGAAGAACCAAAAGAACCTGTAGAAGCCCCGACCGCTCCACTTGCGAATATGGGAGCGGGAGCAATACTAACTCATGCACGCGAGGAACAGGTAGTTCAAAAAGGCGACCCACTTGAAAACGTGTTGCGGGTTATCGAGCATACGACTTCAAAGCGCATCACCATGGTCGTGCAAGATAAGATGGTTGTGCGTAATAGCAAGAACCCATGGGGTCGCATCAATTATCTTTCATCGCACTGGTGGAAAATTCCACGCTCGTTTTGGTCAATGGGCATCGGCCACTTAGCCGGGCAAGAACAGCGTGTTGACCAAGGCACGCGAAATGCCGCTTTGAATCTGCTTTCGATGGCGGTCAATCCGCCGATGCTTCGCGCATCGACGCAGAACCAGCCGGGTCAGAATATCAGGTTGCGGCGCGGTGCGGTCATTACAGTTGAAGGGGACGACGTTCGCAAGGGGTTCGGCATTATGGAGATGCCGAAGATTCCGGCGGAGTTGTGGCCGGTACTTCAGAATGCTAACCAATCGGCAGAAGAGGCAACAGGAGCGGATCAGAGGCTTTCTCAAGGAAACACTGGTGGTGCTGGTACTAGCATGGGCCGTACTGCTAGTGGTGCTATTCAGCTTGCTTCTGCTCAGTCAAACCGACTGCAAGGTCCGATCAGCAGATTCGTTAAGACTGTGCTTGAACCATACATCTATCTTCTTGACGAACTGATTAACGAAGAGATGCCCGAGAGGCAGATGAAAGAAATCTTGGGCGATGAGATGGGAGCGGACTACAAGAAAACGTGGGACCTCGCAAAGTATCTCAACGGTCGTACAAAGTTTGAAATTCTTGCTGCGCAACACATTGCTGCTAAGAAGGGGATGGCACAGATGCTTCCTTTGCTTAGTCAGATATTTGAAAATCAGCAATTGCTTGCTCAGCTTAATAAGACTGGCTGGACGATTGACGCGCTTGAGTTGGTTTCGATGTTCATGGAAATCAGCGAATGGTCTAACCGCAAAGACTTGGTGCGTAAGATGACACCACAAGAAATTCAATTCCAGATGGGTATGGCTCAGGCTGAGAAGGGCCAGATGGCGAAGGTCCATGGTCAGATGGCTATTGACCAGAATCGTGGTAAGATTCAGTCTGACATCAATAGCGAGAAGAACGACGCTAGGGCAACAGAGATCGTACTACGGCGTGCAATGGAAAGTGCGTTGCAGCCTGAAATGCTCACCGGAGCGGCAGGCGGAGGATTTGGCACTGAAGAAGCCACCGGGATGTAAAAGGTTGTGTCATGGGAAAAAGGTGGGAGAAATTTAAAGAAATAGTAGACGGCGCTGTGAAGGGCATGACGATGGCGGCTGGCATTCCTGCGGAAGACGAGCCAGAGCAACTTGAGCCTATGCGGTCGTGGAAGATGGAGATGTTGAATGACCGCCAGCGTCAAGATTTAGAGGAAGTTGTCAATCTTCCGGGATACGAAGTTCTTCGTGATCTTTACGAATGTGCTTTGGAAGGTTTCATTACAAACCTCGTCGAGACCTCTCCCGAAGATTGGGAGAAGGTGCGTGAGCGTCATCGGCTTGTTCATGCTGCATACTTATTTAACAAGAGCGTGGAAAAGCAAGTCGCTGTTTACATGAAGATGGCCGAGGCTGAGAACGAAGAATTGCGGGTTATGAAAACTGCATTGGCGCAGCCTGTTGGAGACCCTTTACAGAATATCAAAGTTCTTAACAAAGTACTTAACCCAATTCATCAAGAAGAAGCCCCTCCTCCGTCAGAAAAAACACGGCTGAGGGCGACGAAGAGCATCTTACCGACTCCCATGGATGAAATGCTTAGTGGAGAATAACATGAATTACGGAAAGCCAGTTGACGAATTAGTGAAAGAAAACGCGACGAAGGAAGCGCCGTTAGAGTTTGACGGAGACTGCGCACCTGTGCGGCATGTGGCTGCGAACGTTAGTGGGGTGCAAGCAACCCCGCCAATTGACCGAAAAAAGAATTACGAATTGAACTACCGATGCTCTAAACCGGGCGGAGGTTGTGAGGCGTAAGAGAGCTAGTAATATCGCTGACGAATAGGTCGGCGTAAATTCATTAGGGCAGAATGGCCCGAAGGAAGTGACTTATGGCAGAACCCGGTCAAGGCAGTCCAATGGACCGCATGACTTCTGAAAGGAACGTTGAACAGGCAGCGCCTTCCAAGGTTCCAGCAGCACCACTATCAAGTGTGGTTGCTCAAGATTTGGAAGATAGACGGAGAAAAAGACAAGCGATGATAGATCATCAACCATTCATTGGCAATGAAAAAGGTGATGATTTTATTCCAGACCCAAGTGCTCCTACGCTTGAGCCGATTAAGCCGACGCGGGAAGTTGTGCGTGTTGATCCGATGGCTGTAATGGAGGGCCAAGAACCGGCACCTCCGGCGGAGACTCCCGCACCTGTGCCCGTAGAACCAGCGCCAGTACCGGCTCCGGCCCCTGTGCCAGCACCTTTGCCTCCACCCCCGGCTCCGAAAGAAGTCGTGGTTGTTGAAGAGTGGCAGGCGACGGACGAAGCTGGCAAGCCAGTGGGACCGCCAAGCAAGGTGTTTGGAAAAGGACCTACTGAGGCGGCAGCGTACAAGGACCTTGCCGAACGGTTGAAGCAGTTGAACATCATTGCGGCGCGGAAGATCAAAGAATACCGCGACAAGTACCGCAGTTACGATCAAGAGTCGCAGAAGCTTACTTTCGAGCCTGCTGCGTTGACCACCGAGGACAAGGTTCGTATCGCTCGCTTGATCTCGGACCCGGAAACAATCGTCGAAGGATATGCTGAATTGTACAGGTTGCAATTCGGCGAAACCGTCGAACAGACGCGATCACGCCTCGCCCGCGAGCAGGATGCGATTTGGGCTGCGCGTGCTACGCAAGAGACGAACAAATTTTTGGCTGAACATACTGACTTTCCAGTCAGTCCTTCAGCGAAGCAATTGATGATGGACGAGATCACGAAAAGGAAAGATGCGGAGCAGGCTGAAGGAAAGTCGTTCGGCTGGACCGCACACAATCTCGCTATTATCTACGACGATCTTGTCGAGCGTGGTGTTATCGTTCCGCGCTCAATCGGTAACGAAGTTGTTACCACAACAGAATCAAAAAGCATTTCAGAGCCGACACCCGGTGCCCCAATAGTCACTGAGCCTCGGGCCTCTCAGGAGCCAGTGGTCGCGCCTCCGGCACCACCAGCGCCTCCTGCATCTGCCCCGCCCGTTGCCAATACAACGGAGTCGCAAGAGAACCTCAGACCGAGGGGAACTAAATTCGCTGTTCTCTCTACCCAACATGGTTCGGGAACCCCGCCGGTTGGTCAGAGTGACGACGATGCGTTCCTAAAGGAAGTAAACGAGATGCCGCTTGAGGTTATGAAACGGCGAATCCGAAGTGATCGTTACTTCGCGGATCGTTTGAACAAGATCAACCTCAGACGCACTTCGTAAACCACGAAAAACGTGGTTTGAGAGAACATCACCATGGGTTATTCACCCACTTCCGGTCTGGTAAGCAATTTGCCACAAGCGCAAGCGACTTACTTTGACCGGGACTTTATTCAGAACTTGAAGCAATTGACCCCGTTCTACCGTTGCGTCGAGCGCCGGGAATTGCCTCCACAGTCTGGTCAAAACCACCGGCTGTACATGTACGCTCCGGGATTGGGAGTTGCTTTCACGACTTCTACAGCCTCGGAAGGTACTGTGACTTCCGGCAAGGCTCCGGCTGTGTCAACTGACAGCGCCGTGATCGGGCAGTACGCCGATTACGTCAACGTGTCAGACTACGCTCTTGAGACCGCCATCGACCCTTGCGTCGAGAACTTGGAACGCGAGATGGCTTACCGATTGGCCGGGACCATCAGCACATTGGTCCGCAACGTCGCGGACGGCGCGAGCGCCATCGACAGCACTGTGTATCAGCCAAAGGCTTCGGGATCGCCTCTACAGCGTACCGACCTGACAGCGATTACGCAAGAACTGCGTCAACGCTCCGTGTTGCCTTTTG